TCCGGGTTCGACTCCCGGCGGGTGGACTGTGCCCCACACTTGGCAGTACGCGGTGGAATGAACCGAGCGGGAGGATGCCCGGAGTTCGGGGACGCCCGAACCGCCCACACGGGCTAACGCGCAAGCGATAAGGGACTGCCCTCCTGTAAAGAGAAACCGCGAATTGGGTTCAAATCCCAATTGGGGCGTTGGACGATAAGGCCGCGGATTCGGCTTGTGACTTCAGGGCGGCGCGAAAAGCGTCTTAGGCTAACGCCGACTGGAAGGGAAGCCTACCGCGGCACGTCCATTACTTTCATAGCGATAGCGCGTCAACACTCGGTATGGCAACGACGCAAGACGCGGCACAGCAGATAGCGGCCACGAACGCTCGAAGACACGCGCATCATGACGATCCCGAGCGCTGTAATTACTGCGCAAGTTTCGTGTCGTTGAACGATGGTCGGTATTACTGCAATGTGTGTCAGCGGGCGGGCCGGATTTCCGAATGGCGATAGACTTATTGTGTGTTGGTGTGTTGGTGGGTGTGTGGCACAAAGCATCCGAGTTGAGGCGTATATCCCTCAACACGTCGCTGACGAACTTGACCGGGTGGCAGACAACCGGAGTGAGTACATCCGCGAAGCGGTGAAAGAGAAACTCGACGGGGAACGGGTTAATGAGTAGAAATTGTCCGATTTGCAACACGGAAGGGTACAGCAAACGAGAAGGGTGCGAGAAGTGCGGCCACTACGATGAGTATTACGCCAAACGGAAGCTGAAGCGACCCACACGCGCCGAGAAGCGACTTGATCGGAGGTTCCGATAATGGCAGAAGCATACGAATGTGACCGATGTGGAGGCCTCAATAGCGGCTCTCCCGACACGGCGCTAACGGTTGAGCAGGGGTATGCCCGGTCGGTGTACCGCGAGAATCGAATGCGGTCGGAGGGTGACATTCAACCCAAACACGTTGACCTGTGCTGTGGGTGCGTGAATGACCTTCGGGCGTGGTATCAAGCAGCGGGCGGAGAGGCTTCGGATATTGAATATGAGTGAACACGAATGTCCGGTATGCGGATGGAAACCCGACGATGAACAACAATATCCCGAAGACGCATTGATCTACCACTACGAACGAACGGACCACAATCCAAAGGCAAGAGAAACCAATGAGTGACCTTAGAGCGTGGGTGTATTGCCCAAACGATAGAACACACGACGTGTCTGTAAATCGCTGGATTGGGGACCGTGGTGGCACCGAAAAATCACGGTGGACTGCGAACAATGCGCCGAGTCAACCACAATAATACCATGACTGATAGAAAGAACCTCAAGGTCCAACCCGAGACGTTCGAGGCGTTGCGCGCCGAGAAACGCGACTATGAGACGTGGGACGGGTTGATGGTTCGGCTACTGGAGGAACGGGAATGAGCGACCAACAATTTACGACGTGGAAATGCAGCTGGTGTGGGCGCTTCCATTGGAGCGTTACCGATGGGTCGGAACCGGCGCGTGTGCCCGTGGGGGAGTTGCGCGAGTTGGCCGAGGAGTGGCGAGAGCAAGCAGAGTGGTTAGGCGCGGAAAGCGAGGGTGCGCAAGCAGTGAAATACGTGGAGTTGAAGCAGCGCGCCGACGAGTTACAGGACGTTATAGAATCCTATACCGACAATGAGTAACGTCAAAATCAGACACAAGAACGACGGTGAGGTAACGGAAACAATGATAGCGAACCCCGAGCACGTCAAGGTGTTAGTGAACGTTGGTGAGGTGGTGGCCGGTGGGCGTGTGTTTAGCGACGTGATAGAGGTGACGTATGATGAGTGAGAGTGACAGCGAACGGTGTGTGTATTGCGACCCGATTCTTGGAGCGCAGCGGGTGTCAAAGGGCGCACGCCGGTCTGAGGACTCCCCGTGTGAGTGTGATTCATGAGCGAGAAATCCAACGGAGATGGGTACGCATACACCAAACTGGAACTCACGAACCCGGTGGATGCACACGGCCCGGTCGTGGATGTCCAGACGTGGTTTGAACCGTTTGGCCTTCGTATAGAGGGGAAGATACCGACCGACTCGGAGGATGAACGCTATGTCTGAGCAAGAGCAAGAACTACGCGGTGTGGTTGAGACGCTTCGAGAACTCCAACACGACAAGGAGGAAAAAGCAGGTGACGCCACGTCGGCACAGTCACGGAAATACAACCAAGGCGCGGCGTATGCCTATGCGATTAGTGCCAACACGATTGAAGGAGTGTTAGACGGGGATGAGTGACAAACAGGAGTGGTTGCAAGAGACAGCGGTGCAAGACCTCTCGGCGTTCCATGACGTACCGTGGACGATGCTCGAAGGCATGCACGCGAAATTCAGAATCACCACCGACCATGTGGGGTTGCCGAGTAGCGACCCACGGAGAGAGGTACAATCACAAACTGAGCAAATCCGCGAAGGTGTAATAGTCGGTCGTGGTGAGGGGCGTGGCCTTCGGTACGACAGTAGCGGTGAGAACGCCTACATGGAAACGAGGATTGGACCGGCGGTGTACTTGGACACGCCGGAAGACACGATCCTTGAGGTGCGCACCGGCAAGAGTGAGAACGAACTACTGGATATATACCCGCCACACAAATACCCGAAAGATGAGTGACGACGTGGATACGCTACACTTAGTATCGTTTTTCATCGTTATGGGCATCCCGATGTTGTTCGGGTATCTCGCGGTTGATTTCCGGTGGGCGGTGGAAGTCGGGACGTTTGCTTGTGCATGGTGGGCGTGTTGGATTCTGTGGACGGACACGGCATAGCGCCGCAACCTTTTTTACGCGGGCGGGTATATACCCGACAACAACCCCTCTTTTCGGCCTACGCGGCAAAGCGTAGGTCGCCTTAGTCCCACCTATCCCATGAGTACCACCACCGACACCCCGACCGGAACGTGCTTCAATTGCGGTGACGAATACGAACTGCCGGGGCATGGGGAGTGTTGTTCGTCACGATGCCACTACCAATATCGGGGCGATAAAGCGTTAAACCTCCTACGACACAACCATTGCGTCTGTCCCTCATGTGGCGAGGTACTCAAGGAGGTGTCACCGCCGTCGAACGACTGGAAACACCGCAAAGGCTCCCCCACGCAAGTCGCGTTAGACCACGGGGCGACGTTGGACAAGCAAGACGGCCAGCAAGTGCTTGATTGCACCGAGGTGAGCGACGTACAACGCACCGACGTTGAGAGTGTTGTCGGATTCCAACATCGGACACCCGCGGCAGTAACTGTCGAACAAACCCACCACCGGGACGCCTATCAGGAACTCGTTGGCACCGGCACCGGGTGTGAGTGTGGGACCACGGACCTATTCCAAGAGGACGAAGCGATCCAAGACATTGAACTCGAAACCGTCTTGGCGAACTACGTGAAGCGATTTTGGGCGTTTTACGACGAAGGCCAATTGGACCAACGCCTTGACAAAGACGCCTTTTTTGAAGCGTTTAGGGAGTATCGAGACTTGAAAACCGCGGTCGGTATCGGGCTGCATGGGTGACGATGAGTGTTAAATCTCCACACGAACAACGCGTTGACTGGTGGGCGCGGACAATCCGGTGTTTGTTGCACGCAATGAATCGTCACGACAAGCAATTGGCGAGTGATTTAATCATTAGCGGCTTTATCGTCGGGTTAGCAATCACCGAAGGCGCAAACCCTACGGTGTCTGTGGCCGCACTCACAATCATCAACACGATTACGGTGAGTCAGGTACTCGCTGAATTTAGACGTATCCAGACCGAAAACCGACAACAATACTCGGAGCAAGACCAATGACTGGATGGCTTGCACAATCCGTCACGATGCCTCTATGGGCGTTCATTACGGCGTTGCTCTTACCAGCGGCGTTCTTTGCGAAACTGGCGAAAGAGGCTGTCATGAAGAAACTCGGGCATAAGGAGTGAATACACCACATGAGTAGTAACGGAGTCAAAGGCGACGAGCGGCCCGATGCGAAGGTGTGCGACGTTGATGGGTGTCGGGCGTGGAAGTCTGGTGAGTTCGACAAGTGCCACCACCACAAGGGCGTTAATGACGATGGGAGTAGCCACGAGGCGAACGACAACGCCCAAACGCACGGCCTGCATACGTCCGCAGAGACGTTTTTTGCGAACGCCGACCAACACCACTTAGACACGTACTACGCTATGCACGAGTCGCTGTGTACGCGCTACGAGGCGCTGCATGGCGTCCTCCCCGAACACATCAAGAAGGACTTGTCGGAAGTGGCGTTTGAGATGGCGAAGCTGGATATGGCGAAGGAATATGAGGCGGAGAACGCGGTTGATGCGTCAAAGCCTTTGACGGAGATGGATAAGCGCATGTCCGAGGCGGGGATGTGGGAGAAAGAGGTGGTGTCGAAGGTGGAGACGTTGAAGGCGCAGATTCGGCGTGAGAACCGCTTAGCGTTGAAGGATATGGGGATTTATCAGTCGCCGGAACAGCAGGCGGCGGATGCGACGGGCGAGTTGGGGGAGGCCGTCAGAAAGGCGTTACAGGATTAGCGTTATAGAATCTTACAACTGCCTATGGGCCATGTCGTCAATGGCCGCTTCAACCTCTGAACGGGCGATGCGACGGATTTCCGCTTCGTCAAACAGCACGCCTTTGTCTTCTAAGAGGCGTTGGACGGCATCGTTGTAACTCTCGCTTGGCGTCTTTCGCTTGTCGAGTTTGCTTTTCGTGGCCTTGTCGAGTTGGATCGTGGTCTTCGTCATTCTTTGAGTTCGTGGGTTCGGACGGCGCTCTTAGGCACCCACACGGTTTCAACATCAGCGGTGTGCCCCTCGTTCGCACCAATTTCGAACTTGAGGGCCTTGTCGGTTTCTCCGACCTTGTGACCGAAGAAGCCACGTCCGGTTTTGACCTTCCGAACGTCGGTGTCGGTGAACCAGTCGGCCACCCGGACGAACATCCCACCGTTGCGTTCTAAGCGGTCCCACGTTCGCGCTCGGGTGCCACGCTCGTTCTCCCACTCGTCGCGGGTGTAGGTCGTGGTTTCACCGTCTTCTGTGACGTGCATTTCCGTGTCGTCTTCCTTCGCTTCCGCAACGGCTTCCTCAAGGCCGTCGTACAGGTCTTGGTTGTTTTCCTTGAACTCGCGGAGTTCTTCGAGTTTTTCGTCGCGGCTCTTTTCCTCGGTTCCGCCGTCTTTGAGACTCTCTTTGGTGAGCGGGTGGTTCTTGATGTCTTCGGGGACTTCTTCGTTGTTCATCTTTTTGTCGGCGCGCTGGTTCGCTTTCGTGAGTTCTTCAGCGGTCGCGGGTTGTCCGGTCATAGGTCGCGTCATCTTTCTACATATATTCCTTGTAGCCATAGGTACTTATAGATTACTATAGTTCAAGCATGAGTCAAACAGACACGCCGGAGTTAGCCCAAGCCCTCGCCCAATTCCGCCCCTCCACCGGCCCCGACCGCTACGTCAGATTCGCCGAAACCTTCCTCGACGTAGCACGCACACAGGTCTTAGAGGACATAGCCGAGAGTCTGCACCGGCACAAATACACGTTAGCCATTGGGGGCAACGGCCTCGGGAAATCCTACGCGGCGGCTATCCTTGGCCTATCGGCACTCTACACCAACGCCGACACGGTGGTTCCCATTACGGCAGGGAACGGTGACACACTCAAAAACAGCATCTGGAAACCCATACTCGGGATGTTTCGCCGGTCCGGCCTCCCCGGCGACTTCAACAAGAGCGACCGGAGTATCCAAACCACGTTCGATCCTGAATGGTTCCTTGAACTTCATTCGCCCCAGTACCCCGAAGACCTTGAAGGCGACCACAACGCCAACGTCGTCTACATTATCGAGGAAGCGGAGAAACCCGGCGTGACCGCCCAACACATCGATAGTGCGCGGTCTACGATGGGTGACGACGACCATATGCTTGTCCTCGCCAACCCACCGGAGGATGAAACCAACATCGTGTATGAGTTACAGGAACGCGAGAGTTGGAACGTGCTTCGGTTCCCGACGTGGGAAAGCAGGAACGCGAAAGTGGATCGTGGCTTGAGCGACAAGGACCGGATTGGTGGCCTCTCCGGTGTGGGGAAGATGCGCGACGACTGGCGGGAGTATCATGATGAACCGTGGCCCGGCATCGAGCGCGTCATCGAGATTTCAAGCCCGTATCTGGATGCCGATGGGAACCCGACGGTTCGGGAGTGCGAAGCCGAACGCGAGAACCCCGAGTTTCGGACGGACCTGCATTCACGGTGGTACAAACGCAGAGCGGGTGTGATGCCGCCGCAAGGGAGTGCAACATGGCGGCCGTTCAGCATTAACGATGTGCGAGCGGCGGTGAATCGAACGCCAGAAACGCGGCGTGCGACCCCGACGGAAATCGGTGTTGACGTGGCGCGTGGTGAAACCAGTGGTGACGATACCGTGGCCTACGGGTTGCACGCTGACGCGTTGGAATTGGAGTATACGACGGAGGACGATACCACGGCGGGCCGCACGTCGTACCCACAGCAAGAAACGGAACTCGCGGCGATACAGGGCCCTGACAAGCGGTATACGGTTGACGCGCAAGGTGAAGGGTCGGGGTTGGCGCAGTACCTTGCCGAAAGTGAGGACGTGCAAGAGTATAGTCACGGCCAGACGCCGGTTGCCCCTGATGAGTTCCGGTATCGGTGGGAGGAGGCGCTGCATCACTTCGGGCAATGGCTTCGAGATGGTGGGTGTCTTCCTGACACGCAAGTTGTTGAGGAAGCGAAAGCCGCGGCGCGCGTGGTGTCGTTTAGCGAGCAGCCGATGCGTGGTGAAACGGTGATTAAAGCCACGCCGAAAGACGAGATTAAGGCGGAGTTAGGCACGTCGCCGGACCATTTAGACGCGGCGTTGCAAGCGATTTGGGCGGAGCGGACGAAAGAAAGCACGCGAAACACCGTTGAAATTGGGTGGTAATTCATGGGCGAACAATACGATAGTGCGACGGCGGAACAGACACTAACCGATGGCGATTCCGTGACGCTGGAGGTGGATACGACGGGGCGTGGTGGTGACGTGGTTATCTTTGTGGATGACGGCACCACAGGCGGGACGCCCGCGACGTATGATCTTGCGGTTGACGTGAAGGATGAAAACGACGTGTATCGGCGGTTTGGGTCGGATAGCGGCGTGACGAATAACAGTTTCACGGACCCGGCGGTGCCACAGCGGATGAGATATGAACTTACGAATGCATCGGGCGCGCAAGCAACATATCGGGTTAATGTGGTGAGTTATCGGTAATGCCGCGTGACGCTCGTGACTTGAGTTTAATTGACGGCGAATACCGGATGGGGCAGTCGGCTGTTGTAACGGGTGACGCTGGCGACCAACCGGGTGCGGTGCCGGTGCTTGATGGCGCGCCAACGCTTGCGGACCTCCCGGTTGATGAAGAGAATGGCGAACCGACGGCGTTGGTGTATCTGGACCAGACTGATAACGTTGTCAAGATAGCCGCGCCGGATGGGAGTGGCGGTGTCTCGACGGGCACCGTGCTTGATTTGAGTGCGAACGTGACGCTGGACGCGGGCGACGTAACCGGGTTGCTATGACGGACCGTGTGTATCTCTCGTCGCATCGACAAGCGATTGAGTATTATGAAGCGATAGCAAACCTAATTGCGGGTCGGTTTTACTCAACGGGCGAGCATTGGTTGACGTACCGGGTGGCGATACAAAGGCGTTGTATATTGAGAACGGTCACACGGATACACGAATGGCGGTGATTGACCCGTTAGCACGGTCGGGCGGTGGCGCGATTGTTTCCAAAGCGTTCAACCCCACCGTAGATACTGCGGGTGACGCGCCGAGTACCGGCGTTAATAACAAACGGAGTGGGGCGTCGGACGCGACGGATGCGGTAGTGCAAACGGGTGGGGATAACGAAACCGGCGCGTTCTCTGGCGGTGACGAGTTTTCAGATAAACAATCCGGTGGTGGTGCGAATCCGTCTAGCGTGTCGCCCGGTTCGGTTGGTGTGTCGGGTGTAGCGAACGTGATTGACCCCGGTGATAGTATGGTGATTCATGTGCAAAACGATACCACAAACAGCATTAACTTGAGTATTGACGTGGACTGGATTGAAATCCCGATGGGGGCACTTGAATGACGCCGAAAACACCACGCCGCGGCGAAGATGCGTTCCTGAAACAGATTAGCGACAGCACGCGCAACAGCCTTGACCTGCCGAGTGTCTATGATGTGTCACCGGAACGGTATCGGTTGGTGATAGATGGAACGCGAACCACGCCGACCGATACCACGAGTTTCGAGGATCGGCAACGCGACTTCCTGTTGGCTCCGGCGGCGGGCGAAACGGTTGAGTTCTATAGCGCGGAACGACCGCGTTACGTCGTTGGGTATGAAGCCGCGGCAAGTTGGGCGTTTGAAGGCTTGACGGAAATCGGCACCGACGATACGGTTCGCATCGGTGTGACGGACCGGGATGCGACGGGGAACGGCGTGAACCGCGCGTATTTCGAGTTTACGCCCGGCGAGAATCGGTGTGTGTTGGAGCGTGCTGGCACCGAAGTTGACGCCATGTCGTTCAGGTTCCCGGATGCGATTGAGTATCAGTCGTTTGTCAGGCCGGAAATCCAGTATAACGCCTATGACGCTGGCCGGTGGCTCTTTAGTTTGAGTTACACGCATTCCACGAATGGCGTTGGTGAGAAACAAGAAATCGTGGATGTGGCTGAGTTGGCGGTTGATGACGCTGGCGCGACGAACGAGTACAATTTCCATCTCTGGTTTGAAGTTGATTCGCCGAGTGGGACGACTGAATTGTCCGCGGGGAGTATGGCGTATCGGGTGTTGGGGAACACCACCGCGACGTACCGCCCGAAAACCTCGCGGCATACAGGGTTGTCCTATGGTGGGTCAGGTGATTATGAAGCGGTGTTAGCGATGCGGAAAGCACCCGATGCCTCGAACGTGTTTACGGAATTGACGGGACTTGAGTTGTTCTTGGCGGATGGGAGCGGTGAAGCGGTAATCGTGTCGGTGCCGGAAAGTGACACGGACGCGAGTGGGTTTAGCGTGCCGTCGGCACAGTCGGCGGAGAATTCGGTGTTTGAAACCACGACAAACGTGTCACAATTCCCAGATAGCACGGGGTCGGTGGTTACGTCGGCGGCGAATCCCGGCGGGTATCAGATTGCGTTTAGTGCGACCGAGGACGCTGGGAGTGGTGGGAATCGCACCCAACGCACCACATCGATTCGGCAGAAGCGTGAATTGACGCAGGATAACGTTGGTGTGTTGTTAGTAAAGCGGGATAGTGCTGCGTCAACAACGGCGAAAGCGATTATTCAGAACGAACAGGACTGGTAGTATGACGGACCCTGAAACCAACGATATTGCGGAGATTGACACGCGCGCCGGGTTGCAAGCGTATCTTGGGAATAGCAATTCCTTTGAGGGGCGTGACCTCTATGACACGTTTGGGTGGGTTGAAGACCCGCGTGAAGAGGAGTTTTACGCAACGTATCTTCGCAACCCGATAGCGAAAGCAATCGTTGACACGCCTGCTGAGACGACGTGGCGGCATCCCCCGACTGTGGTGGATACTGAGGCTGAAGCCACGACTGATTTTGAGGCGGCGGTGCAACGCCTTGAACAACAGCACGACCTGTATAGTTACTGTGGCCGGATTGACAAACTCGCCGGTATTGGCGAATACGGTGTGCTTGTGTTCGGGTTTGCCGACGGGAACGACCTTGATGAACCCGTGAATCGGGAGAACGTGAATTCGGTGAGTGATATTGCGTGGCTTCGCGTGTTCCCACAGGTATCGATCACGGATGTTGACGTTGACAATGACCCGAATAGTGACCGGTGGGGGAAGGTTGACACGTATGATATTGACTTGAGCGATGCCGACGATTCGGGCGAAGGCATGTTTGGCAGCGTGAGCGTGCATCACGAGCGCGTGGTTCACGTCCCAAGCACGGAACTCTTGGACGACGAGATACGGGGGACGCCGCGACAGGAACCTGTGTTTAACGTCTTACTGGATATTGAGAAGGTGTTTGGATCGGCGGCTGAAATCACGTATCGCGGCGCGGATTACGGGCTTCATGTTGACGTTGACCCCGAGTATGACTTTGACGCGGATGCGTTGAACGAGGAACTTCAGCGGTACACGAATCAACTCCAGAACTTCATTAAAACACAGGGCACGTCGATTGAGCGGCTTGGTGGTGAGGTGACGGACCCGAGTGGGCTTGTGGATACGTTGATGAGTATGGTGATAGCAGGTGCGCCATACGCCCCACCGAAGCGGATGTTGATGGGTGCGGAACAGGCGGAACTGGCGAGTAGTCAGGATAAAGCGAATTACTACGGGAAAATCTCGGAGCGGCAAACGCAATACGCCGAGCGGCATATTCTCCGACAAGCGTTTGATAAACTAATTGAATACGGGATTTTACCAACGCCCGAGGACGGTCTGTATGACGTGAATTGGCCGGACCTCTTTGAGTTGAACGACAAGGAAGAGGCGGAAGTGCTATCGGAGCGCGGGACGGCGTTGCAGAACCTTGCCCCGCAGGGGAACACGGCGTTGGTGGCTGATGAAGCGGCGCGCGTTGAATTTCTCCAGACGGGCGACCCGGAAGTGTTGAAGCCTGACGATTCTGGGACGGAGCCGTTGCCGGGGCCGGAGGAAGCAACGCCGGAACAACAGCAGGCATTTGGGCGGCGGTTTTTGGAGGCGGACGATGACTAAGTATCGTGTGACGCGGCGGCGTGTGTTTCGTGTGGTGAACGCGCGCCGGTATAGTGAAAGTGATGAAGTAAATACACCCGATGGGTTGGGGGTGGTTGTTGACGTAATTACAGAGCCATTTGAGGATGTTGATGGGGAGCGTGTTGAAGCGTCAACTGATAGCCCCGCGTATGCTGTCATGGTTGAAGACCCGGATAAAGAAATCGGGTTTTACAAGGCGTCTGATTTGGAATCGGATACGATTGAGACCGATGTTGAAAACCCCGAGGAGGATGTTGAGGAAGTGGCGGGGAATACAGTGGCGAACCAAGATGGGCGCTTTACGTGGCCGGAGAGTTGGCGTGAATCGGACCAACCCGCGCGTCTGATTGCGTTGAAGGCGTTTGCCGGGATGGGTGGGTCATTTGATGGATGCGAACGTGAAATGCGCGGTGAAATAGCGTCTCCAGAGCGTTTTTGCGGGGCGTTTATCGACCGTCTTGTTGGGAATCCGTATTGGCGTGGCGATTCGTGGGCACCCGGTGACTAACCATGTCAATTGCCACAAACCGCGCCGGTCCCTCGAATGCCACGCCGATAGAAACCCAATTCGTTCGTGAGATACAGCGCCGATTCCGCACGCTTCGCGGGTTAGTGCGGCGAACCGTTGGCTACGAAAACGACGCGCTTGGGTTAGGCCCGAACGCCCGCGATAGAACCACGCTTGGGAACGCCGAGCCACGCGAACGCTTTGACTTTGAAACCCGCGCCGGCATCACTCGCGCGTTTATTCGGTGGCTTCAACAAGCGATTCAAGACGAAATCCTTGAACCGGTCGGGATTGACGAGGTGAAGAACGGCCAACATTGGACAGCCGCCTATATTCGGAGTGCGGTTATCTCCGGTGTGAATCAATCCACGGGGTTGCTCTTCCAGCAGGGTGCGGGCGTTGAAAACATCCCAAACGCCGAGATATTGCAGCGCCCGATTTTTGCGAAAACGCTGCAAGACTTGCATCAACGCACCTACGAAAACCTCGAAAGCATCACGAGCGATATGGTGCCGACGGTTCGGGATACGTTAACCGAGGGTTACGCGAAAGGGTGGCATCCGCGCAAGATGGCGGACGAACTCACCGACGAGATACGGGATATACAGCGAACGCGGGCGGAGACGTTGGCGCGGAGCGAAACGATACACGCGCATAGTGAGTCGTCGCTGCGGAATTATGAACGCGCCGATGTGAACGTTGTGTCGCATCGCTGGAGTGCGGCGGATGACACGCGAACGTGTGCGTTTTGTCGGCGGCTTGACGGCGCGGCGCTGACGATTGACGAGATACGGTCTGAAATCGTTGAGTTCCGTGGGCAAGTGTATCGCTTGCAACCGCCGAGCCACCCTAACGGCAGATGTGTGTTGATGCCGCTTGTTGGCGCTGACGCGCCGGATGAGACACTTGACGAACGTGTCCCCGGAACGGTGATTTAAATGAAATGTGCAACCTGTGGCGGCGAGATTGAGGCGAATAGCGACCGACTAGTAGTGCAAAGCAAACAGTATTGCGAGGAGTGTGGTCATGCCCGTCACGACTAACGTTGCGCCCGAGGACGTGCGGCGCGTCACGGAAAACGAAACCGAATATATTGTGGCCCCCACCGTGATGGCGAAAGCCATGCATCTGAATGGTGGGTATCTCCCGCAAGCGGAACTTGAAGCGTCCGCGCCGGAGTGGAACGGGATGCCACTCCCGGTATCGCATCCTGAACATAACGGGCAAGCCGTGAGTGTTGAATCCGACCACGCCGACACACCGATTATTGGTGAGATACGGAACGCCGAAGCCGACGGTGAGAAACTCCGTGGTGAAGTGTGGCTTGACGTGGATGCCGCGAAGTCGGTGGGTGCGGACGGCCACCGCATCCTAAATAGTATTCTCACGGGGGACCCGATTGACGTGAGTACCGCGTATGGCGTTGGCGAAACTGTGAGTGGGAATATTGATGGGGCGTATCGCTCCCAAGCTGTCCGCGATATTGCACCGGACCATGTAGCAATTTTGCCGCATGAGCAGGGGAAATGTAGCGTGGCGGATGGGTGTGGGGTGCCGGTGGCGAATAAGCTGTGGGTGCCGGCGGCCGATGACGGCGCGGATGCGCCCGAGGACGCTGGCACACAGTCGGACATGAATCAGAATCAACGCGAACGTGTCCGCACCCCCGAGTATGACGGCACCGAAGACGCGGATTGGTCAAGCGTCGAGAAGACGTTTGAAGAGTTCCGCGACGGGTATTACCGTCACGTCACGGATGCCGAGCGTCCCGATGAGGATACGGTTGACACGGTGGATGAAGCCCCGCAAGCGATGCGGAATTGGATCGCGGGGAAAACACTTCTTGGTGAAGCGGACGCCGAGGGTGTTGATGACCTACTCGTGTTGCCTGTCGTCAACCCGGAGACGAATAACCTCAATCGCAACGCCTTGATAGCGGTGAAGGGCGGGCGGGGCGCGCAGGCCGTTGACGGGATTAGCGACGAGACGGCCGAGAACGCGATAGCGAAGGCCAATAGCCTGCTTGAATCCGAGTTTGACATGGATATGTCTGCAAACGGGTTCAT